CTACGTTACTACTCAGGTTGCTACTCCAAATACTACTACTCCAGTAACTAATGCTGTTAATAAAGTAAAGCCTGAAGGTAAAGCACTAAGTTACGAAGAATTTCTAGCAAAGCAAAAAACTGGTAGTAATACACTTAATGGAATACAAGGTAAATTTGGTGGTCTTAGAACTATAGACCAAGTTACAAACATTGGTCTTAATGCAGCTACTGGAAACTACGGTGGAGCTGCTGTTGGAACTACATTACTAGCTGGAAGCGAACTACTTAAGAATCAGAAGTTCCAGAGAAGAATGGCTACACAGATCAGTGAATTAGTAGCTAAACGTGGAACTAAGTCTGCATTAAAACTTATTCCCGGGTTAGACGTACTTATTTCTGGAAAAGAAACCCTTGATTACCTCTCCAGAGGAAAATGGGACCAAGCGACCATCGCAGCAGTTAGTGGAGCAATAGGTTGGATTCCTGTAGTAGGAGATGCACTATCAGCTTCTTTAGACCTTACAAATACAGGATTAGACATAGCCCGTATGAATTACCAAGGTACTGATCCTAAGAAGAAGAAGAACAAGCTTGATACGCCCACCAGACGCTTCAAAATATAACTTATACACATTCGTATATGAATGACAATTTAACCGCCTTACAGGGCGATTTCAAGCTGTTTCTGCAAGCTATGTGGAACCAGCTTGATCTACCTTCACCCACTCGTGCACAATATGCGATATCAGACTATTTACAAAACGGTCCGAAACGATTACAGATCCAAGCGTTTCGTGGGGTTGGTAAGTCTTGGATTACTGGTGCTTTCGTCCTTTGGACTTTATTTAAAAACCCAGAAAAGAAAATAATGATAATTTCGGCTTCTAAAGAAAGAGCCGACAACATGAGTATCTTCTTACAAAAATTAATTATTGAAACACCATGGCTTTCTCATTTACGTCCGAAGTCCGACGATGCAAGGTGGTCCAGAATAAGCTTCGATGTGAACTGCTCACCTCACCAAGCACCAAGCGTAAAGTCGGTGGGCATCACTGGTCAGCTCACCGGAAGTCGCGCCGATTTAATGATTCTCGACGACATAGAGGTCCCGGGAAACAGCATGACGGAGTTAATGCGTGAGAAATTACTCCAACTCTGTACCGAAGCCGAGTCGATCCTTACGCCAAAAGACGATAGCCGTATTATGTATCTCGGGACTCCTCAGACTACTTTTACTGTTTATCGTAAGTTGGCAGAGCGGGCTTATCGACCATTTGTCTGGCCGAGTAGATACCCAAAAGACGTTACACCATATGAAGGACTAATAGCTCCACAGCTACAAGAAGACATAGATAATGGTGCCGAAGCAGGGACACCTACTGACCCAGAACGATTTGATAATGAAGACTTATTGGAAAGGGAGTCAGCTATGGGACGAAGTAACTTTATGCTTCAGTTCCAGCTTGATACCACGCTTAGTGATGCTGAAAAGTTTCCTCTTAAGGCTGCTGACCTTGTTATTACTAGCGTCAATCCTACTAAAGCACCCGATAATGTCGTATGGTGCTCAGATCCCCGAAACATCATCAAAGACCTACCAACAGTGGGACTCCCCGGGGACTATTTCTATTCACCTATGCAACTGCAAGGAGAATGGACTGAATATACCGAGACAATTTGCAGCGTTGACCCCTCTGGACGAGGGTCAGACGAAACCGCTGCTGCGTATATATCCCAAAAAAACGGGTTCCTCTATCTGCATGAAATGCGTGCATATAGGGACGGGTACAGCGATAATACCTTGCTCGATATCCTCAAGGGATGCCAAAAATATGGTGTTACAACGTTGGTTGTCGAGACAAACTTTGGAGATGGAATCGTAAGTGAACTATTTAAAAAACATATTCAAAACACCAAACAAGCAATCTATATTGATGAAGTCCGTGCAAATGTTCGGAAAGAAGACAGAATCATTGACTCGCTTGAACCTGTTCTTAACCAGCATCGTCTTATTGTTGACCGTGGGGTTATTGAGTGGGATTACAGCTCGAACAAAGACAGTCCACCTGAAAGTAGGCTCCTCTATATGCTCTTTTACCAGATGAGTCGGATGTGTCGTATGAAGTATGCTGTTAAACACGACGACAGATTAGACTGTCTCGCTCAAGGCGTTCAATACTTTACAGATTCATTATCAATATCAGCTCAGGCACAGATCAACCTACGCAAACAAGAAGAGTGGGAAGACCAACTGAGAGCTTTTATAGAAGACCCACAGTCTTCCGCTAACCACTTGGTTCTCGGGTTAGATAAAGACCAAAGAGAGAAGTGTAGAGGGGGAGATGGAAACTCAGTCCCTAACTGGACTTAGGGGGTACCCTGACCTATACAGGGGAAGGGTGGACCCTTGTAGGGGAGCTTCGGCTCCCTTTTAACTAATATCCGTGAAAGATATTAATAAAACAACTCCCCCTACCTACTTAAACAGTAATAACAGTATATATGCCAAAGCTTAAGCTAACCGTATTTAGAAAGCTATACAAGAGTCTGAAAACTCCTTGGAAACCACTCAATTGGCTAATTCTTGGATACTTAATTGGAATCGAGAATAGATATATCGAATTGAAGTCGGCTCATGCTGTCGACGTAGCTGTCCGCAAGTTTAAAGCGGAATACGAGCATGCAACCACCAAACCTGAAGTGAAAATGAAGAAAACCAAAGACGGATGGGAGATGTCTATAGGAGATGTCGATGAGTAACGTTGGAATCGAAGTCGCGTTCTGGACAATACTTACTCTGTACCTACTTAGAAGAGCAGGGTTATTCAGATGAAGATATTCCTAGATACCGCAATAGTAGATGACATTGCAAGACGAAATGATGGTCTTATAAGTGGTGTTACCACTAATCCCACCCTTATTGCTAAATCTGGACGAGATCCTGAAGAAGTTTATGAGGAAATCTTTAATCAAGGTATTAAAGACCTAAGTATTGAAGTAAGAGGAGAGTATTTCGATGAATTAGTCGCTAATGCTCTAGTAACTAACCAAGAGTTCGGTAATAAGGCGTGTATTAAGCTGCCTTGTACTGTTGACGGGTTAATAGCTTGTAAATACCTTACATCTAGACATATCCGGGTAAATATGACCTTGGTATTCAGTGTGAGTCAAGCTATTCTCTGTTCAATAGCTGGTGCTGACTATATTTCACCTTTTGTTGGGCGATTAAATGATAATGGTCAAGATGGAATCCAATTGATACGAGATATCTCCGAAGTCTTGTGTCAACATAATAGTAATTCACAGATCTTAGCAGCTTCGCTTCGCGATGCTCGCTCTGCTGCCCAATGTTTCGCAGCTGGTGCTCATATATGTACAGTTCCTCCGAAAGTATTTGACGATATGTTCAAACATGTCCTAACCGATAAGGGGTTATTCCAATTCCGGCAAGATTTTGACAGAAATGTCTGAAGCGATATAACTATGTCGTCCCGGGAAGGACTTACCCCCTAGGGGGGTCGCAATTCGTCGGATCTATGATCCGGTGAAGTCCCCTGCTATGACTGGGATTTGATGTGTTACACGCGCGATCAATTAACGCAGGCGCGCGTAAATCAATTAACGCAGGCGCATACGCGATCAATTAACGCAGGCAGGCACACACGCGCGCGGATTAGTTGTACACCTAAAGCTCAAGCGATCTGTTCCAACATCAATTTATCCAGTGACCAACAGGGCTGAACATCGGTTGGTATAAAAAGATACAGCAGCAATCTATACACCTCGGTATACTGAGAACAGAGAGAGTTGTTTATGTTTACTTTATTTATCTCATCCTGAAAGGGTGAGAGAGATAAATAAACTAAACACAACTCCTCTCAACCGACGAATCGACGAAATTCATATCACCACAACAAACCATGGCTCCATCCGGCAAAGCCGGTGAGGACAGTGCCCCTACAGTCCAAGAGCAGCGCAACCTTGATAAGTTGCAGACCTGTAACCACTCTAAGGAGTGGCTAACCAACCGAGAGACAGGGACATGGGTAAAGACACAGCGGAGCACATCCCCACCGTCGTTCATAACACGAAGTGTTACTTACAATCTATACACTTTGGTATCTTTGATACCACGATAGTTCTAGTTTGCTGGTGCCCCTACAAGCAACAAGGGTGCAAATCCCTTGCTATCACTTGGATTTTTAAATCCAAATTGTTAATTTAATTCGGAGAATTATTATGTTTGGTTACACAATTGTAAACCGTAGGTTTAGCGACGCCATTGAGTTCGCTGCTGTCAACGTCCTACAAGGACGCTGCATTGTCAGATTTAAAAAATCTGGTGATGAGTACATCTACAAAAATGTACCAAGACGCAGACTTTTAAGTCTGTTACTTGATGACAACAAAAGCTTAGGCTTTTGGATTCAGTACCTATCCAACAATGCAATTGTTGAGAATAGATACCGTCCTCAGACTGGGGCTATGACCTATCAAAGGATAGGTAATAGCTACCATTCTTACGAGCTACCAGCTATGCTGGCTGTTCAAAATGTGGCTGCTTAGTTATGAATATAACTACAGTCGATAACTTCATCAAGGATGCTGTCATAGACAGCGTTCTTGCTGATTTACACCTCAAGTTATCAGACCTAAAAGGTCTGGACGAAAGAGGTTGGGATATGTTCGAGATTCTTTGCCTTGCAAAGAGAGATTACATTCGAGGTGTTTAACCTATGGTTAATGTTCATATCTCAAAGAAATCTTCCAACTCTAAAGTTGGTAAGATTCCAGTAACCACCAGCGAAGCTGGTACATGTCCCACCACTTGCCCAATGTGGGATGGTTGCTACGCAAAGACCGGACCCCAGTCTTGGCACTGGCGCAAGGTCACAGCTGGCGAGCGCGGTGGCACGTGGGATGACCTCGCTGCTTTTGTATCACAATTAAACGCCGGACAACTCTGGCGTCACAATGTATCTGGCGACCTCCCATATGTGACCGCACCTGATGGTCAGGAGCTCATCAACTTAGCACTATTAAAACAATTAATAGATGCTAACAAAGCTAGTGGTGCTAAGGGTTATACCTACTCACATCACAAGCTTAATACTCACAACTTGGAAGCTTTAAAGTATGCAAACCGTAATGGTTTTACCATTAATGCAAGTTGTGAAAGTCTCGAGCAGGCAGACAAGGCGCGAGCTCTTGGGCTGCCGGCTGTATGTGTGGTTCCCTCGGACGAGGACACACCAACGCATACACCTGACGGGCACAAGG